AGCATGGAGCACTGGAAAGCAGCTGAAGACAAGAGCCTTCGGTTTGAGGATTTCCGGCAGGATGAATGCATATTTGCGTTGGATTTGGCGAAAAAACTCGACTTGAACGCTGGTATTCCATTGTTCGTCAGGGAAATTAAGGGGAAGCGGCACTACTACTGCATCGGCCCTATGTTCTGGGTACCAGAAGATACCGTCCACTCAACAGATCCGAAGCATATCAAAGCGGCTGATAAATACCAGGTATGGGTTAATAGCGGTGACTTGATCGATACGGATGGTGCGGAAGCCGACTATCGCGAAATTCTTGCCAGTGTATTGGCCCTACAGGAAAGTGGTGTGCGGATGAATATTATCCCTATCGATCCGAGCGGGGCGACGGCGTTATCGCATGAGTTAGCCGACAATGGGTTTGAGCCAATAGAAATCCGCCAAGACTTTACCAATATGTCTCCACCGATGATGGAGCTGGAAGCGGCGCTGGCTGGGGGGCGATTCCATCATGACGGTAATCCAATCCTGAAGTGGTGTATCAGCAACGTGATAGGGGCGTTTGTCCCCGGTAGCGATGACAGAGTTCGCCCGACCAAAGGCGATAACCAATCAAAAATCGACGGCGCAGTTGCACTCCTGATGGCTATTGGGCGCGCAATGCTCCACAGCACGGAGTCAGGCGGCTCCATCTACGACGAATCGGACGTGGCATGTTAACGAAAATTATTGTGATCAGCGGGTTCATTATTGGCCTGCTGGGTGTTGCGTTGATCTCGTTCGGCGCATGGTCAATTTATCCGCCTGCCGGCTACATCGTCGGCGGTTTGTTTGCTCTGCTGTTTTCGTGGCAGACAGCAAAGATGGCGTCGGTAAATCAGCCTATCGCCCCTGCAAGTGAGGGCGACTGATGTTTTTACCAATCAGCACATCGAGCCGCCGGCAACCCGCCGGGAAACGGGCAGATTTTACAACTGTTCCGGCTGGCGTAAGCAGCAGTCAAAGCAGTTCTGGAATGATCGTCACGCCAGAAACGGCGATGGCCATCGGTGCAGTTCGGGCCTGTGTCACTCTGCTCGCAGAGTCTGTTGCGCAGCTGCCGTGCGAACTGTACCGCAGAACCAAAGACGGTGGCCGGGAACGCGCAACGGACCACGCGCTATACGACATCGTCCACAGCCAGCCGAATAAAAAGGACACATCGTTCGAATATTACGAACAGACCCAGGGTGTTCTGGGGCTTGAAGGGAACAGCTTTGCGCTGATTGATCGCGCCGGCTCCGGCGAGATTACTGAGCTGATCCCGGTTAACCCGAAGAAAGTGATCGTAATGAAAGGGCCTGATGCATTGCCCTATTACCATTTGCCCGATTTGGGTGAAACGTTGCCGATGCGCATGGTGCACCACATCAAGTATTTTTCGCTCGATGGGTATTTGGGTACCTCGCCAATTCAAACGAACGCTGATGTTCTTGGGCTGGGGCTGGCGGTTGATATGCACGCGGCGCAGGTGTTCTCGCACGGCACGACAATGTCCGGCGTGATTGAGCGACCAGCTGACGTGAAAGCGATCGCCAGCCAAGACGCGGTCGACCGAATCCTCTCAAAATGGACGGAGCGCTACAGCGGTATTCGCAACGCGTTTTCGGTCGGCATGTTGCAGGAGGGTATGACGTACAAGCAGCTGTCTCAGGATAATGAGAAGGCGCAGCTGCTGCAGAGCCGGCAGTGGACAGTGAATGAAATTTGCCGGTTATACAAAGTGCCTCCGCACATGATCCAGTTGCTGGACAAAAGCACGAACAACAACATCGAGCATCAGGGGCTGCAGTACGTGATGTACACGCTCCTGGCATGGCTGAAGCGACATGAGTCGGCCATGATGCGTGATCTGTTGCTACCGAGCGAGCGGCGCGATTTGTATATCGAATTCAACGTCTCCTCGCTGCTAAGGGGGGACCAGAAGTCGCGTTATGAGTCGTATGCGCTGGGGCGGCAGTGGGGCTGGTTGTCGGTCAATGACATTCGCCGGATGGAGAACCTGCCCCCGATCGCCGGTGGCGACACCTATTTAACCCCGCTCAACATGATCGATACCAGCGCGGTGCCGGGGATGGCGTCGGCATCGCCGCAGCAAATTCGAGAAATAGAGGCCGTTCTATGCAGAAAATAAACCGGATGCCGGTATCAGTAGGCGAGCATACGTTGCGCAAAATTGATGCCCGATCATTTACTCATAATGACGTGGCCCGGATTTTTAATGCTCCGCTTCAGCTGCTCAATGATCAGTCGGAAGTAGCAACGCTAAGCCCGCAGCAAGCGGGCTTTTTTACAGGTGAAAAATGCAAAAGTTGATCAACTATCCGCACCTCGCCAGCGAAGTGTTTGGGGTCCCGCATTATGCCACCCGGCAGATGCTCGACTCTGTGAAGTCTGTTCTGGTTCCACGCCTGAAGGGTGTAGCGGCAACGCAGGATATTTTGGCGTTTGGTGCTGATACCGTGTCAGAGCCGTCGCCGGAAGTTGAAAGCGGTGTTGTAGCGGTCATTCCTGTCCATGGCATGCTGGTCGCGCGGCGCGGCCAGATCACTGAGACCTGCACGGAATTGACGAGCTACGAGCGCATCCGCTCCCAGTTATACGCAGCACTGAACGATAACGCAGTCAGTGAAATCGTACTGGACATCAACTCCGGCGGCGGCATGGTGTCGGGCTGTAAAGAGCTGGCCGACTATATTTTCCAGTCGCGCAGCATCAAGCCGATCACCGCTATCGTGAACTATAGCGCCTATTCGGCGGCGTATTTCATCGCTTCGGCGTGTGGGCGCATCGTGATGAGCCAAACGTCTGGCGTCGGGTCGATCGGCGTCATCATGGAGCACATGGAAATGTCACGGTGGGAAGATCAGGTCGGCCTGACGTTTACCACGTTCTACCGTGGCGACTTCAAAAATACCGGTTCTCCACACGAAAAGCTGAGTGAATCAGCGCGCGCTGAAATCGATCAGATGATCGATAGCGCCTATGAGCTTTTCACGAACTCTGTCGCGGAATATCGCGGTATGAAGCTGCAAGCGGTTATCGACACTCAGGCGCGCTGTTTCACCGGGGAAGCTGGTATCAAAGCAGGCCTTGCTGATGAACTGGCGGACCCTCAGACGGCGATCAACGCGATTGCAGCGAAGTATCATCAGCCGAAACCAACGCAGAGCCGCATCCAAATGCGCGCAGCGGCGATGAGCATGCAGGCAAAAATGTAACCCGGCGCAAACGCGTCACCTGAAAGCAGCCAATCGGCTGCTTTTTTTATGTCTAAAAACGAGAGAAAAAGCATGAATATTGAAGAATTACGCCGTGCGCGTGCGGGTGTCCAACAGCAAGTTAAGGTTCTGGCCGCGCGGGAAGCCGGTGGTGAAACGCTGAGTGCTGAAGATCTGGCCGAGTTCGACAAGCTGTCGGCAAAATTCGATGAGCTGACCGCGCAAATTAGCCGTCTGGAAGCGGCAGAACGCATGGCTGCGGCAGTCGCCACACCAGTGAGCGCCGTTAACGGCAACGCCCCAGGCGTTGTTATTAAGCCGGAGCCGAAGCAGTACACCGGCGCGGGCATGGCCCGTATGGTAATGGCGGTTGCTGCCGGCAAAGGCGATTTGGTGCAAGCATCTAAATTTGCTGAAGAAGACCTGAACGACAAAAATCTGTCGATGGCCATCAGCACTGCAGCGGACAGCGGTGGCGCGCTGGTTCCCCAGAACATGCACAGCGAAGTTATTGAGCTGCTGACTGCTCGCACTATCGTCCGTAAGTTGGGCGCTCGCTCCATGCCGCTCCCGAACGGTAACATGTCACTGCCGAAGATGTCCGGTGGCGCTCAGGCGCACTACATTGGTGAAGGCAAAGCTGCGAAATCCAGCGAGTCGAAGTTCGGCGATGTGAAGCTGAGCGCGAAGACCATGATCGCGCTGGTGCCAATCTCCAACCAGCTGATCGGTCGCGCCGGCTTTAATGTGGAGCAACTGGTGCTGGAAGACATCTTGACAGCGATCGCTGTTCGCGAAGACAAGGCGTTCATGCGAGATGACGGTAGCAGCGATACGCCGAAAGGCATGAAAGCGGTTGCTACGGCGGCGGGTCGCACGATCAAATGGACGGGGGACCCGGTTCTTGATGCCATCGATCAGTATCTGGATAACATCATGCTGATGGCCATGGACAGCAACAGCAACATGATCAAGTGCGGCTGGGGCATGTCGAACCGTTCCTACATGAAGCTGTACGGCCTGCGCGATGGTAATGGCAACAAGGTTTATCCAGAAATGGCAAACGGTATGCTGAAAGGCTACCCGATCGAGCGTACCAGCGCCATTCCACAGAATCTGGGAGCCGGTTCGAACGAATCTGAGATTTATTTTGCGGACTTCAACGATGTGGTCATCGGCGAAGACGGCATCATGAAGATCGACTTCTCGAAAGAGGCGACGTATCCAGATGCCGAAGGCAACATGATCTCCGCGTTCACGAACAACCAGTCAGTGATCCGCGTTGTCACCGAACACGACATCGGCTTCCGCCATGTTGAAGGTCTGGTGCTGGGTACTGGCATTATCTGGTAATCCCATTTCCACGAACTAAAGCCCGCCGCGTGCGGGCTTTTTCATAGGTGAGAAATCATGGCAGCAGTGAACAAGAATCCGCCGGCGGCTAAAAATGACGCCAAAACTGAAAAGAAAACGCCTGCAACTAATGGACCAGAAGTGGTAACTGAAGGGCAGGTTGATAGTCAGCCGGGGCCGGAATCGAAAGCCCCAGACGGTGACAAGCCGGCGGCTGATCCGGACGCCCCGGACGGCGACAAGCCGGCATCGGACCCGGACGCCCCGGACGGCGACAAGCCGGCATCGGGCCCGAACGCGCGGGACGGCGATAAGCCGGCATCGGACCCGGACGCCCCGGACGGCGACAAGCCGGCAGCGGGCCCGAACGCGCCGAACGGCGATAAGCCGGCGTCGGACCCGGACTCCCCGGACGGCGATAAGCCGGCGTCGGACCCGGACGCCCCGGACGGCGATAAGCCGGCGTCGGACCCGGACGACCCGGACGGCGATAAGCCGGCATCGGACCCGGACGCCCCGGATGGCGACAAGCCGGCACCGGGCCCGAATGAAGAAAACGATGGGACCACGGTCCCAGGTGCAAATGAAGGCGATAACGTGACGCAAAATCTACTGGAGCGAGTGAGCGTTGTGTTCCTCGGCCCATATCAGCGTTATTCACGCGGCGATCTGGCGGGATTTAGCCCTGAGTACGCGAAACAGCTCGTTGAACGGGGCCATGCGTGCTGGCCAAAAGATGCCGACAAGCTGATGAAGGGGAGCGGCGGCGATGAGTATCCTTACGGTATCTGACGTAAAGATCCAGCTGCGGCTCGAGCCAGAATTCACCGAACACGATGGCCACATCGAATCCCTGATTAAAGCAGCTCAGCGCAGCATTGAGCGTGGTTATAGCTGCAAGCTGGTTGCGAGCAAGGACGAGCTGGAAAATCTGCCGGAGGGCGAACGGGGCTTCATTGCTGATGAGGATATTCAGCTGGCGATGAAGATGATGGTGGCGCGCTGGTATCTCGATCCAGTTGGCGTGAACACAGAGAGCGATACCCCGGAAAAACTGGGTGTCGACTACCTGCTGTTCCCACTGATGGAGCACACAGTATGAGCGTAAAACCGTTGGACCCCGGCGAGCTGAAAACCCGCGTGCAGTTTGGTTACATCGAAGCGGGTGAAGGCGAGATGGGTGAGCCGTTGCCGGGAAAGTTTATCGCCGCCGGCAAAGCATGGGTTAAAGCGGAGCCGATCTCGCACCGGAAAATCCGCACAGCAGATCAGGCCCCCGTAGTCGAAACATGGCAGTTCACGACATTCCCCAGGGCAGATGTTGTCGGCGACTGGAAGGTAATTGCCAACGGCATCAGCTATACAGTGCGCACCGTTGACCGGTCAGAGAGTGACAGAGTGGTAATTACGGCGGAGGTTGACCCAGCCCATGATCGAGTTAGCGATTAAAGCGTCGGTCGAGCGGATCACCGGCATGAAGATATTCCCACTGCAACTGCCGACAGGGACGTACAACGGCGGAACTTATCTACGAGTTTCTGACCCGGAGGTTATGGCCGGCATGGTGAGAACGGGTCTGACAGGCGGGCGGTTTCAGATCACGCTGTACGCAGAGAACGACCTGACGAAACTGGTGAAGCTGGACAAGGCTATCTGGGATGAATGGCGGGACGTTGTTCATGGCCAGATCGAAGGCTACCCAGTCCAGTACGTGCGCCGGGATGGCATTTCGTTTGACAAGGAAACGCTGACCAGCAGGAGCGTTCTCTACAGCCTAGCCCGAGATTACATTCTGACGTTTGCGGAGTGAATCATGGATATGCAGATCAAGTTCCCGTCCGGTCAGGAGTTCGACCGGCTGTTAGCCGAGGCTGAGAAAAAGGTGTCGATCGCTGCGTTGCGTAAAGCTGGTCGTGATGCCATGGAACCAGTACTGGCTGACATGAAACAGCACGCCGGCTTTGATGAAACAAGCGCCGGGCCGCACATGCGCAACGACATCAAGATCACCAGCGTCGACCAAACCAAAAACACCAGTTATCCGACAGCTGTCACTGTTCGCGTTGGTGTATCGCGTGCGCACCATATCAAAGCGTGGGCACAGGAGCGCGGGACGCGGAAACAGGTTGCCAAGCCATTCATGCGACCAGCGCTGGATTACAACCGGCAACGGGTACTGAACATCCTCGCAATCCGGCTCCGGGAGGAGCTGGAAGGCAAATAACCACATCCGCGGCTGCTTTGCAGCCGTTTCATTTTCATAGTATGACGAGAAAAAATCATGCCAGATCCAGTAGTTCCACCGGTCATTAAGGACCCTGCAACGTATGCGAAATTCCCTGCCGGCACCCGCGTTTCGTGGGGGCCGTTGGGGACTACGCTGGAAAAAGCTGCGCTGCTGCAGAGCGCGATGTCGCTCGGCACCATTGGGCAAAAAGGTTCGTTTTTGAAGATCAGCCGCCTGATCGACACGTCGCCGAAATATATCGGCGATATGGGTGAAGGTGAGGACCTGACGTTCACGTTCATCGACGATACGAGCGACAAAGATCAGATGGCGTTCATGGCATCTGCTGTGAAGAAAGAGGCGGCGGTGATGTTCATCGAATATCCGAACAAAGAAGTCGCCAATCTGACGCTGGCGCTGGCCGGCTTCGCACGTCAGGCGATTGATGGGCCTGATGGGAAGATCCTGCAGGTTGAAGTCTACGCCAAGCAAAACGACATCAAGTGGACGACCAACGCCTGATGGTATAGCCCTACCGCCCGGACAGGGCGGTTTTACCCCGCCCCATTTTTGAGAGATCCCAATGAATTACAAATCCCTGCTGAAACCTAACACCGCCCCAAAGGAAATTCCTGCCCTTGGCCAGAAAGTTTTTGTGCGCCGCCTGACATCCACCGAGCTGGACGACTATCTGAAGGCGATCGATGGTGAGAAGGACGCCGATAAACTCAACCAAATCAGTATTGAGCTGTTCCTGGGTGCGTTGGTAAATGAAGATGGCAGTAAACCAGCCAAAACCGAGCTTCCATCCGTTGCTGAGCTGCTTGCAGTACATTCGCCAGGTGCACTTAAAGAGGCGATCATGGACGTCCAGCGCGTCAGCTACGGCACGCTGGAAGACGCACGAAAAAACTGATCAACTCGCCCCAGTTGATGATGGCCTTTGCATTGGCCGATCGCTTGGGCGAGATAGACCCCCGAAAAATCATGGATCTGCCAGCAGACATCCTGATGCACTGGCATGCATTCCTTAACATCCAGAACGAGCCTGCGCCGGAAGCACCGGTACGGGAAACCCCGCAACCGGCTGAAATGACCGATGACGAGTTGTTCGCGGCCCACCGGAGAATATTAGGCAATGGCTGATGTAGCATCGCTGGCGGTGGCGCTCCACCTCAACTCGGCCAGCTTCAAAGCGCAGTTCGGCGACGCGATGAAGTCGGCGGCGCGTGAATCTCAGCAGTTCAACCAGCAAGCGCAGGTAGAATCACTTAAAACCAAGGCAGCATTTGAGGGGATCGGTGTTGGCGCTCGTCAGGTCGATGCCGAATTTAAGAAGCTCAACACAGGTACAAGAAGCAGCATCACAGGCCTTGGAGAACTGCGAACAGCGCTGGTTGGAGTGGTGTCTGGAAGTAGTATTGCCGGTAGCACCATCACCAGCGCGCTAATTCCTGCGCTTGGTGAAGGCTTTAAAACTGCTATTGAGCAAAGTACAGGCAGCATTCATCAGCAGCGCGCAGTAATGATTGAAGCGGCAACCGAGCAAGTTAATTTTGCACAGGCTGCGATTGAGAGTGCCAAGGCATCCCGCGAGGATGCGCAGGGTAAATTTGTTGCAGCTCAAAAAACCATAGCTGCCGCTGCTGCTCAGCGGGAGCAGGCGTTCGCGCTTGATGAGTATTACGCCAAGCAAGTTGAGGTCAACAAACAGTACGGTATTACGGTTGACTATCAGGAAGAGCACGTTAAGAACGCCAGGATCATCCGTGAGGCGAACATTGCAGAGGCTGGCGCGAAGAAGCAAATCGCCGAGGCCGCAAAGTCTGTACTGGCGGCGGACATTGCTGAATCAGATGGCAAACGGCAGCTGACAGTAGCTACTCGTAATTTGGCGGTAGCTAGCACGGAGTTAACGATAGCACAACGCGCATCAGCAGCAGCATCAGGTGCTCTACGTGGGGCAATGGCATTATTAGGTGGGCCTGTTGGCGTAAGCATCATGGCCACGACTGTGGCTGTAACTGCACTGTACAGCGCTTATAGTTCGGGACAAGAGAAGATTAAAGCCTTCAATGCCTCGTTGCAAAAAGGGGGCTTGCAGGCAGTCATGACGGCTAATGACCTGCAGCAGCTTGCCAACAAAATAGGTGGCAGTGCTAGTGCAATCAAAGGAGTACAAACAGCAGTAGCAGCTGGTTTCACAGGAGATCTGCTTACTCAGATGTCAGATCTTGCTCGTCAAATTGACGAGTCTGGTGGTAGTGCGGATCAGCTTGTAAATAAAATTGCCAGTCTGCGTGATGATCCACTTCGTGCTCTTGAGCAACTTACTCAACAAGGGATTGTATTGAATGAGACTATTGTTCAGCAAATTGCAGCTTTGCAGCGCCGAGGGCAGGAGAGCGAGGCTGGGGATCTAGCTCAGAAAGCTGCCGCTGAAGAGGCCAAGAAAAACCTTGAAGAGCAGAAGCGAAAGACAGATGCACAATCCGAAGCACTGAAAAAACTTGCGCTGGAGTGGTACGCCACTGGGCGGGCTGCAACGGACTCATCGATGTCTATGCAAGCTGCTCAGCAAGAAAAGCAAATGAAGGACCTACAGGATCAGCGGAAACAGCAATCTGATAAGGATATGAAGCAAAAGCGTGAACAGCAGCAACAGATGCTGGAAGCGCTCCGCATTGAAAGCAGTATTGCTGCAGCTATCAAAGCTGGCGCAGACCCTAAGAAGGAACAGGCTCGGCTGACGAGCATTGTTTCGGCGCAGTATAAAGCAGGGAAATTGACTGCCGAGGAATACGCGCAGGCGCTGAAGGGCATCAACAAGCAGTACGGAGACAGGAAAAAATCAGCAGCGTACACAGACGATGCTGCGACGCGCCGGCTGCAGGAGCTGAAAGAGCAAGAAACAGTGCTACGGCAGCAGAACGCCACCACTGAAACGCTGACCGGTTCCGAGAAAAAGCTGCTGGCGTTCAATCAGGAAATGGCCGACCTGAAAGCCAAGAAAATCCTGACCGCTGGGCAGAAGAGCGTTTTGGCCAGTGAAGACCAGCTCCGCGCCCAGTTGAAGATCAACGTCTCGTTAGAGCGTGCGAACGAGCAGCGAAAGCTGTCGCTGAAGATGCAGGAACAGCATCGCGATTTGATTGCATCTACTGCTCAGCTGCAGCAGGAGTGGGACAACAAGCGTGTTCAGCCAGAGATGAGCAGTGCAGCCTATAAGCAAATGCTTGCGGAACAGCAGGTACGAGAGCAGTTTCGGCAGAAACGGGAGCAGTTAGATAGGGATACCCAGAATAAGGCTTCGGCATTATACCGGCAGGGTACAGAAGATCTCCGAGTTGAAGAAGCCAAGCAGCTGGAGATTATTCGCGCGGGCAGCGCGGAAGAAGCTGCAAGGCGTAAAGATGGTGTTGCTGGTATGAAAAAGGGGTTAAAAGAGTGGAAGGAATCCGCTGAAAATACCTTCGAGCTGACACGCAGCGTTGCTGTTAGCGCAATGGATGGAATGACCACATCGCTTGGCAATTTTCTGACTACGGGGAAGAGCGGTTTCAAATCAATGGCCGCATCAATAATTGGTGATATTGGCAAGATGATCGCCAATATGGTCATGTTCAACTCTATAAAAGCAGGCAGTAAAGCGCTAGGCGTTGAGTCATGGTTCGGTTTCGCAGATGGCGGTTACACTGGGCCGGGCGGCAAGCACGATGTGGCTGGCATCGTTCATGCTGGCGAATGGGTGGTACCGCAAGAGGTCGTTAATCGCCCCGGCATGCTGCCATTCCTCAACCAGCTGACCTATGGCCGGGGGTATGCAGACGGCGGTCTGGTTGGTGGGAATGTATCGCGGCCAAGTCGAGAGCCGGCTCCAACGAACAGCGGGACGAGAACGACGCAGGTTCAGGTATCGCTCAGCATGCCGATCACCGTTGAGCGGGGAAAAACGAGCGAGCGTCAACAGCAGGCAGGATCGGACAACGTACTGGATAATGCTGCACGGCAGATGATTCGCCAGCAGGTGATGGAACAAGTGGATGAAGCGTTGCGCAACGGCGGCTCCGTCGATCAGCGCTTACGGCAATTGGGGTTGATATGACGGTAAAAACGTTCACATGGTCGCCGCTCAATGGCCCGACCGGGGATATCAGCTGGAAAACCAGAACAGTGCAGTTCGGTGATGGTTATGAGCAGGTGATCGATGAGGGGATGAACAGAGAGAAACAGAGCTGGCCGCTGACATTCACGGATAAATGGGCGGAAATAAAACCCATTCTGGAGTTTTTGCGGGAGCACGGCACATCTCGGTCATTCAAATGGGTGAATCCTGTGGGGGAATTGGGGCTGTATCGCGCCTCGCAGTTAAAGCCGACGCCTCTGGGATTTGGAAATTGGACGCTAGGTGTGACGTTCACGACAAGTTATCGCTCATAGTTAAACCTCTGTTATCATTTATTTACCGATATTAATTTGGGTTAAATTTATGATTAAAACTATTGGGGCATTAATTATTGCAGTTGGGATAATTTGGACTGGTAGCGCCATATCGATGGATGTAGTTGTTGGAGGGATTGATAAGGTCTATAACAGCGGACTGATTGCCTCTCGTCAGTTACATGCCATGGTAGGTTTGTCAATAACCATCTCTGGAATCATAGTCATCATGGGTGGGTTGATCATTGAAAAAATGAATATTGATGGACCGAAACGCAGCCTACAAACGCCAGAAGATCCAACTGATTCAGTAAATAATAAAGCAGATAGAGAGGATAGTCGCTCAGCTGCATTAGCCAGAGAATTAGCAGGAAAAATGCCAGGAGCTAAAGTTTCGTCAATAATGGTCACTTTCCAGCCGGAAATAAACCATGCGGCGAAATCACTATCTCCATATGCGAAAAAACAGTTTGAGAAGGAAGTTGAGTTAGAGCTCAGTAGGATAATAGGGAAATAATCCCCCACCAAACCCCGCCTTCGCGGGGTTTTTTGTTATTGGGACCACGGTCCCACCGAGGTAATCAACATGAGTTTTGCCGCTGTTTCACAGTCGCTGGAGCCGGGCGCGCCGATCACGTTGATCGAGGTTGACTGTACCGCGTTCGATGGCGATGTGTTGTATTTCCACAATTACGAGATCCCCTATACCGCCGACGAGCTGCTCGCCGCTGGCGACGTTGATTCGTTGCCAGCTAAGCCGATTTATTGGCAGGGCATTCGCTACGACGCATGGCCGGCGCAAGTTACAGGACTGGAAAAATCCAGCGAGGGGACATCGCCTCGTCCCAAGCTTGCCGTGGCCAACTTGGACTACTCGATCACCAGATTGTGCGAAACGTTCCACGATCTGCTGTTAGCCAAAGTCACGGTCCACAATACGTTCGCCGAGTTTCTGGACGCAAAAAATTTCCCCGCCGGCAACCCAAACGCTGACCCGGAGAAAGAGCAAATCGACACCTGGTATATCGATACCAAGACGCTGGAGAACGATACATCGGTCGAGTTCGCACTGGCCAGCCCAGCCGATGTGCAGGGCCAGAAGCTGCCGAACCGCCAGATGACCAGCCGGTGTACATGGTGCATGCGTGGCGACTATCGGAAGGCCGATTGCGGTTATACCGGCACCAATTATTTCGACAAAGACGGCAACCCCGTTGATAACCCTGCGCTGGACGAGTGCGGTGGGACGGTTGCGTCCTGCAAACTGCGATTCGGTAAAGATGCTGAGCTGCCGTTCGGCGGTTTCCCGGCGATCGCCCTGATAAGGCTATAACCCAGATGATGAGAAAACACATTCTGCTGGCTATCCAGCAGCATGCCGCCGAGGTGTACCCGGAGGAGTGCTGCGGGCTGGTCATCAAAGATGGCCGGGCGCACCGGTACATCCCCTGCAAAAACACCCATACCGAGCCGACTGAGCATTTCCGGATCTCGCCGGAAGAGTATGCTGCGGCGGAAGATGCCGGCGAAATCCTGTTCGTGGTGCATTCCCACCCAGACGCTACGACCCAGCCGTCACCGACCGATGAGGCGCTGTGCACCGAGTCTGGCTTGCCGTGGATCATCATCAGCTGGCCCGAAGGTGACGTTCGGATTATCGTCCCAAAAGGGGATGCTCCGATCGTTGGCCGTCCGTTCGTTCATGGCGTGTGGGACTGCTACGGCCTGATCCGCGATTGGTACAAACAGGAGCGAGGTGTTGAGCTGCCGAATTTCGAACGGGCGGATGGATGGTGGGAGCAGGGTGAAAACCTGTACATCGAAAATTATGCTGCTGCCGGCTTCGTTGCACATGATGCAGAGCTGCAGCCCGGCGATGTGATCTTGATGCAGTATCAGGCATCGGTCGTTAACCATGCCGGCGTCTATATCGGCGATGGAATGATGTTGCACCATATGTATGGGCAGAGCGCTCGCGTTGTGCCGTATGGCGGGATCTGGCAGGAACGAACAATCAAAAAACTGAGGTACGGCGATGGCGCAGAGAACTGAAACGCTGACGAAATTCGTTCTCTCCGGCCGGCTCGGAAAAGAGTTCGGGCGGGAGTTCACGCTGTCGGTGTCATCAGTTCGTGAGGGCATCCGAGCATTGTGCATCCAGATCCCAGGGCTGGAACAATTTCTGAACCGGAGCGAGCGGAACGGCCTGACGTATGCGGTGTTCAACGGCGATCGCAACATATCCGCGGCTGAGCTCCAGCTGGACGGTATACAGATGGTTGTCCGCATCGTGCCGGTGATTATCGGCAGTAAAAAGCAGGGAATGTTTCAGACGATCTTAGGCGCGGTGATGGTTGCTACCGGGTTCGTTCTGTCATTCACACCTGCAGCTGTAGCGTCGCCGTTCCTGTACAAGATGGGGGCCGCAATGATGCTGGGTGGTATAGCGCAGATGCTAGCACCGCAAGGAACGTCAGGTATGACTGACACAAAGGAGACGAGGAAAAGCTATTCTTTCGGTTCCGCAAGCAATAACTCAGCAGCCGGCAGACCAGTTCCTGCGTTCTACGGGAAAACGTTAATAGGTGGCCCGGTCATCAGTGGTGAAACATATGTCGAACAGCAGCAGTGATGTTTGAATCGTGGTAATGTTTTGGCGGGCGCTTGAAGCTATCGGTTTCAAGCCTAGGCAAGAAGCAGATAGAAGAAAGCCCCAAGCGATTTTTCAATCAACTTGAGGCTTACCCTATGTCTAGTCAACATCAGGATAGCCCCTTAACAGCAGAAATGCAACGGAGGGCAATGATGTCGCGAAAGCTACTTCTGTATGGCTTGATCGTGGTGTGTATCACGATTTTGACGTTCACTTGGATGGTCCGGGATTCGCTATGCGAAATCCGAATTAAGCAAGGTGGCACGGAAATCGCGGCGTTCTTGAACTACGAAGTTAAGAGCTAACCGTGGGGCGAGGTTCGCCTCGCCCTTTCGGTTGAACAGGCACAGGGCTTTAAGCGCCCAATCAATTTTGAATCCCGCTCCGGCGGGATTTTTTTTTGCAGGATACTCCATGCTCACGAACGAAATCATCGGCGCGAAAGGTGGTGGCGGCAGCGGTAGCCCGCCACCGCCGCGCGGGTCAGAAATCGCATCCGTCGCGTACATGAAAATGCTGATCGCGCTTGGCGAGGGGGAGATCGCCGGCGGGTTTGATGGCCGGCATATTTTTCTGGATGGGACACCGCTGCAGGATGCCAACGGCAACGAGAACTTTGCCGGCGTGCGCTGGGAATGGCGCTCAGGGGTTCAGGACCAGCCGTATATTCAAGGGTTCCCGAATGCATCAAACGAGATAGCGATCGGCACAGAGCTGAAGTTCGGGACGCCATGGGTGAAGGCCATTCAGAACACCCAATTATCTGCGGTTAGGATCAGTGCTAAGTTCCCCGCCGGGCTGTTCAAGATGCGCGATGACGGTGTGAAAGATGGTCACCGCGTTGAGTATGCGATCGACATTGCGACCGATGGCGGCGCGTATGTTGAATACGGGCGGGATGCGGCTGATGGCATAGCCAACACGGGGTATTCCCGCGACTATCGCATCAACCTGCCGGAAGCGAAGATCGGCTGGCAGCTCCGTATCCGCCGGTTGACTGAAAACATCAATGACGGCAAGCACGCGGATACACTGCAGATCGCTTCGATGACCGAGATCGTTGATGCGAAATTGCAGTACCCACACACCGCGCTGCTGTATATCGAGTTCGATTCCAAGCTATTCGAAGGTCGGACACCAACGGTGACCGTGCTGGCCAAAGGCCGGCTGGTCCGCGTACCGGACAACTACAACCCGGAGACGCGAGAGTATAGCGGAGTCTGGAGCGGGCAATGGAAGTGGGCGTGGACGAACAACCCCGCCTGGATTTTCTTCGACATAGTGACAAACCCGCGTTTTGGCCTCGGTAAACGTATTTCTGTTGAGCAGGTTGATCGCTGGGAAAT